CAAGCTCCATTTGTGGGGCTGCTATGCGGATGGTGAAGTCGTAGGCGGCTCCGTTGGTTAAATTTCCAAGAACACCATTTACAACACGAGCAGTAGTAGCACCGCCAGCGAGTGTTTCAGTTTGTGAAAATCTATTTAGATTGGATGTTGGTGTGATAGCAAAACTAACATCTCTTAAATAAACACCTGCTGAGGTGTATTCAGCAATAAGTGAACGATAATTATTTGGAGGGTTAGGTAATGAAATCGTTTTAAGGTAAAAAGACCCCGTCCAAACTTGTCCATTTGCCGCTGTAATTCCTGTAACGGTTTCAAATGCTAAAAGAACCGAAGTCCCCGTTGCAGTTCCGTTATATCTTACGTCAACATACGGAAGACCATTTTCGGTGCCAGTTCCTACAATAGTCCGTGTAAGTCCAGCACCAAGAAGTTGAGTCCAATTCGTAGGCAAAGTCCCAGGCGTTCCCGCCACCGCTCCCACCATAGAGGAGTTGCGGATTGAGTTGGTGCGTTGCGGCTCCAAGTTCAGACGCGGAAAGGTAGAAAGGCTACCGTCTGCGTTGCGGTAGTCGTGCGGGGGAACGTTGTTACCAATGGTCTCCACCACTCCGGCGGCATTGGTCCGCGTCTTTGAGCTAGCGCGGGAAAATGCTAAGTCACCCAAAGATCTATCTGGCACCTCGGCGTAGGCAGTCCCAGCCACGCCAATACCGGGCACATAATGCCAGGAAGGGCCGTACTGGCTCACGTTGTTAACGCGGTTAATTATGTTATCCTGGCTCTCCGCGGTAACTGCCGCGCGGTCCTCGGTAACCTCCAAAGCGTTGGAGCCGTTGGATCCGCGTCCGATGGTTGCTAAAAATATGTCTGGGCGCATAGGTCAAAGATAGTTAATACGTTACGGCGTGGGTTCGTCCGTTGCAATTTGTAGTAGCGTGGTTTGGCTGCGGTCTTCTTCTATGGTCAGGTTAACCATTCGGTAGTAAACACCGCCGAAGTTGATGCGGCGGCTGTAGTCAAAGACCTGGGCCACTGTTTCAATTTCGTAATACTGCCGAGGTACTGCCAACTTGGAAACCAGCTCGTAATAGACCGCATAGATCAGCGGGTGCTTATCGTCTCCCCAAAGCGCATTGCCTACGTTGGTACTGCGCCCAGTGTTGGTGTAGATGCGCAGCTCGTTGGCCGTTGGTGAAATGCTGGGGTTGTTGACGTACTTGTCCCCTAGCAGCGTAGTGCTGTCGCGGCGCTCACCTATGCGCTTGCTCTTGTTGTCTACCAGGTACAGCAAATTGTCATTGCTAGCGGTGTGGTACTCCAGCTTGTAGGTTGCGTTCTGCGTTAATATGGTCAAGGCTGGCCCAGCGGTGCGCGTGATTTCTACCGTTAAATAGACCGCGTTAGGTCCTATGTTCGGTAGAGTATTCATGCTGTTGTTGTTGGCCACGGACTCCACTACGTTCACCTCAATAATGATAGGGTCCGGGTTGCTTATGGTGTCGGTAAAGTTGTGGCTTACATAGGAGGGCGTCAGCGTCCAAGCTGTACCGTTCCAATAGTAGGCACCAAACTGCCAGGTATAATCTACGCGGAAGGTCACGTTATGCGTTCCGTAGTTGGCCGGCACTCTTACCGTGAAGTCCACGTCAAGCCAATAGTTGAGGTGGTTGCTGCCCGTTGGTATTGCCTGCCCCACCCAGTCATGGTCCCGGCGCGCTGGCACGCTATCAATGCCAATAATTTTCGGCGTTGGTATTGCGTGCTCCACCCACCACTCCCGAACCGCTGCCTTGTTCATTTCCAAACCTCCAGCGATCGCCGCGATTGTGGTGGTACCTCCTAGCATAACGGTGCTCACCTGGTCACCTTGGAAATCGTATTCGAACCAGCTCGCAGGGTTGTCGTCGTAGATAGCACGAAAAGCTACATAGCCTTGCACCTGGAACATTTGCAGTCCAAAGCTGGTACAAATGTCGTCCAATACCTCGCGGCATGTTCTAAAGTTCTTTTGCGAATTGGTGAGCGTGTAGCTCCAATTTTCGTATAAACATGCCGAATAATACAGCCCCTCCCCTCCAGTTGGCTGGGCGCTGCTTCCATTTGCAGTTACTCCGCGCATTACTGCCGATACCACAAAGTTTCGGTAAAGGTCAAAGAAGCGGAAGTAACTAAAAATGTCCGCTATTTGGTCCGTGAAGGGCACAATACCTACAGCCACGCCACCGGATGCTAGGCGGCTAGTTGGCACGTCAAGGTAGGCAAAGCCGTCTGCGGCCTCTAAGCGCAGCACGCGCTGCCCGTTGATTAGTTCCACGCTGCACAGTTCTGGCTGAATGAAGCCACGCCATACGTCGAGCGGTCCTGCCTTTTGTATTTCGATTACATAGCGTCCGGTGCTGTCGGCCATGAGGTCGTACAGTGGTCCGGTGGCGCTGTCCCTGGCACCCACCAATACCTCCAGGCGGCAAGTGCTGGGCACTAGTCCAGGCTGGTAGGCGTCAAGTGCTACATACTGTACGCTCCAGTCAAAGACGTGGAAAGTAATGGGCGTGTAACTGGCACCGTCCAAGTCCTTAATGTAGAAGGTATGGGCCGCCGTGGTTCCGGATGCAAAAGTCGTCTTAGCCAATTCTTCCCAAGTCGTAGCCGCTGCGGCTGTTAGCTAAATAGATGTCGTTGCCTCGCAAAGTAGTGCGGTTACCAAATAAACCATTTTCCACCATTCCAGTAGCAGCGTTGAAGGTAGTGCGGCCACCAAATAGGCCGTTTTCCACCATTCCGGTAACTGGGTTAAAAGTGGAGCCTCCTAAGCCTGGTATTCCCATTTGCCCGCCAATTACCTGGAACAATTGGCCGACCTTTGCACCTCCGCCTAGGCCAGTGGCTTGAAGCGCTACAGCCAAAGCCAAAGCGGCAGCCGCTGCAGCTAGCAAGCGGTTGCGCATTTCAATCAATTTCTGCTTGAATACGTCAAAGAATTTTTGATCCGTTTCTGCCGCTTCTTTGAAGGCTGCAAAGCCGATATTCACCAGGTCACTCATTGCACCGCTTACCTGGTTAATAGCGCTGCCCAAATCTTTGTAGCGCTTCGATACGGTCACAATACCAGGGATGACGTCATCAACAAAATCGCCGTGCAGCGTCATGGCGTCCTCTAGTATGGAAGGGTCTAGGGCATCAATTTGCGCTTGTTCAAGGTCGTACCACATTTCGGTACCTTTGAACAAATCAGCTTGTAAGCTTTCAAAGTAGCCGTCCGTAGCTGTTTTAATTCCTGAAACATCCGGCGCAAAAACTGTGCTTCCTTTACTGGCTCCAGTTACCTTATCAATTTCGGCCTTTAGCTTTTCAATTTCAATGCGGAGTTTTTTAATTCTGACGCCTGAAACGTCGGCATTTTCAAACTCCGCTTGCAGTTCTGCTAGGCGGCTTTTCATGCCCGCCAAAGTGGTGTAACCTACAGTATTAAAGGTGTTCCAAATGCCGCGCATTGTAGCTCCCATATTCAGGAGCTCGCTCGTTGCTTTTTTTGTAGCCTCGCTTAATCTATAAACTGGAAGTTCGAGAAATGTACCAAAGCCCCAAAACTTATCTTCACCCACCTGGTTAGTGGCACCTTTTAGCCCTAACATGTCGGAGGTCAGGGTTAAAATTGCCGAGCCAAGCTGCAAAACTTTATTAATAATCGGGCTAAAAGTTTGCCCTGAGCTGGCTTTGAAATTTTCCCAAGTGGTTACCAGTTGCTGGCTGCTAGTGGTTGCATCCTGCACAGTGTCGCCCATCAGCTTGAGCTGTTCGGATGCGATTTCTCCTACCGCTTTGGTTACGGCGCCAATAGTCGCGCTTTCCACGGTTACGCCGTGCAGTTTGTCGCGAAGCATTGAAGCGCTTATACCTAAGTTGTCCAGGATAAGCGGACTCTTTCGGCCAATACCAGTAACGATTGAATTAGTCAGGTAGTCAACCTCCTGCCCGGTTTCCTTTGCGCGCTTTTGGGCAAACTCAAAAAGGGTGCCCAGCTCTTTTACTGGGATGCCAAAGTTACCAGCTTGTACCGCTTGCTGCAAAAGCTTGACGTCCGATACCATGCCTTGAGTGGATTTCCTCAAGCGGTCCAGGTCCGCAGCGTTACCGAAGCGCTCAAAGCCTCTAGCGGCTGCATTCAGTTGGTCGCCAAGCTTGACGGCCTCCATCGTAAAGTCGGCAATTATGCCTACAGCAAAAGCGGCGCCAAGCATTTCGCCAATCTTGCCGACGCCCTTGCTCCAGTCCTTTAGTTCCTTATCGGCTTGACGTATGCCGTTTCTAAACTCCCGCGTGTCAAGGCCTAGCAGTAAGCGAGAAATAATTTGATCAGCCATTTTCTTTTACTGCTATTTTGAATAGTTCTTCGATGCCGGAGCTCTTTTTCTTTTCGTCGTCAAACCTAAAGAAGTCGGTAGGCTTAATGCCTCCCTTCTTCGCGTTGCCGCTGAAGTTAGCTACCTGAGTAGCCAGCCACCTGGTGCGGCGCCAGGCGTCCTTTTCCCCTTCATTAAAAGCCTCCAGTATCGCCGTTATTTCGTCACCAGTAAAAGTGACGGCTTCGGCTTTACTTATTCCTATTCGCCCGATGAGGAGGCCCAGTAACTTTACTGGACCTCCGTCGGGAAAAAAGGGGCGTTAAGTAACGCCGGGAGGGCCTCGATGTTGGAGGCGCTAATTTCCTCGGTAAACTGTTCAAACGATGGCCGCTCTTTGACGTTCCAAAAGCGCTGGCAATATAGCAGTGCGATTGTGTCCCTTAAACCCAAACCTTCGCTGATATCGGCCATTCGTTTGCCAGTTAAATCTTCGAATAATAGCGCTGCCCCCAGCGAGAATTTCTGCCCCTTTTCCATTACGCGTTTGTTGTTTTAGCCAAGGCTGTAGCGCCCTGCAATTGAAATGTAAATGTACCGTTATCTTTGTCCGGCTGTGAGCTGGAGAAAGAAGTAAATACCGCTTGACCGCTGAGGCAGCTTTCTCCAGTTGCTGGAGTAACTGAGCCAGCCGCACAAGGTGTCAATTTCACCGTGACTAAAGTACCTACCAATTCGTACAGTTCGTCCGGGTTCCATTTGGTAGCGTCGTCGTCACCAAATAAGGCAGTACCTGAAGCGGTCCAGGTCCGCGCGCTAGAAACGTAGGTACGCCATACAGCGGAGTCCTTGCTGGTGGTTTCGCGGGTTTCGCTTGTAATGTCAAACGAACATTCCGTTTCGTTTGCCAAGCCTTTGAATGTGGTGCCGTCCGTGCTCAATAGTACGCGGAACTCGGTGCCTGAGTTTGTTGCCATTAGTAGGTAGTTTTAATTGTAAAAGTGAAGTCGGATATCAAAAGTACGGTTTCCTCGTCCTGGTTAAAAAGGCTTTGAGCATTCGTCATCCAGGCGGAAATATAGGTACTGTTTCCATTCGCTGCCAGGTAGGTGCGAATGGTTTGTAGGGTTGTCTGCGCGTTGTCCGCCGAAGCCTGGTAGATGTACAGTTCCGCGTTTACGTTTTGCATCCGGTAGCCGTCCTTGGTTTCGGTCACGTCGATGCTGTCCAGCTGCAAAACTATGTGATCTACCTTAGTGCCCTGAGGTGCGGCCATAGCATAAACTGGCAGCGCCTGAGCGGCTACTAGTTTGTCGCGGATGATTTGCAAGTAGTTCACTGGAGGGCTTGCCTTAATTGTTTCTGCCACTTGCTGCGGCCCATGCGATCAATCTTTGCCCGGCTAAAAGCGCCGAGCTGGTCCCAGGCCTGGCCCATATAGTCCTTTGCCTTGTAGCCTTTATTGGTGCCAGTTGCCCGGCGGCCGTACAGCTGCATGAATGGGTAGGCCTGGGCGTCACCTTTGCGGTTGCGCACTCGGACTGGACCAATCCAAACGGCGATTTGGTCACGCCAAGCGCGGACGCGAGCGCGGGTCACCTTGATGCTCTTAAAGAGGTCTTTCGTTCCTGGTTTGGTAACGTCCTCATAAGCTGCAGCCCGCGCCGCGTTGCGCAGTGGAGTAGCCTCCTGGCGGAGGGCACCGTACAGCTCCTGCAGTCGGATTTTCTCCGGTGCATTCTGAAGCTTCTTTCTGAGCTCGTCAAGGCCAACAATTCCCTTTTGCTTAGGCATTGTCCTTGAGTTTGCATTTAATCAATGTGTAGCGCTTGCGGCCTTCCGGTAGGGCGCTTATCACCTCGTAGCGCTGGCTGTTGAATTCCAGCTCCCAGCTGCCCAGGACGTCCGTCCGGTAGCGCACTCGCCAAATAACGGTGGCGCTGCTCTGCATCTGGTCGCTCACAAAAGCCTCCGTGCCCGCTGCTTCGTTGATAACGAGCATAGCATAGCAAGTACCAGCGCTCGAAAAGGAGCGCAGTACCTGCCCGCTGTTGTTGGTGCTCACAGTTGGGCTGTAGAGAGTTATGCGGCGGTCTAGGGTCAAAGCGTGTTTTTGTAGCGGAACAATACGCGGTCAAAAAAGCGCGGCGTTGGTTGCGGCAAGTCGTCGCCGTAATCAAAGCCAAATTTAATCCGTTGGTAGATCGCGTGGATTACGTCCTTTGGCGTGCTGGTGTTCCAGCCTGCAGCGTAAACCACCTCCAGCTTGTCGCCTTCCTCGGAAGGGGTCAGGCGTCCGTTTAATAGGGTATATTCGGTGTCGGCC